CCAGGTGCTCTGGGCTTGGGCCAGGTGCTTGCCGGCGTAACGGTACGGGCTAACAGGCATTGGGCTCTCCTTCTACTGCGGGCCTAGCCGGCGACCGCAACCTGGCTGAAATCGGTTCCGGTCGGGGTGAGGATCAGGTCGAAGTTCAGGAACTCAGCCGCGCGGGCGGGCTTGATGAACAGCTTGGCGTTGACCTGGAGCGCGTCGATGTCCGCGGCCGTGGTCGTGGTCTGATCGACGACCACGTAGGCGTCTTGGAGGCCGCGCCGCTCGATGATCGGCTGGAGGATGTTGTTGAGTTGCGCCTCGATCTCTCGCCAGAGGATCGAATCGTTCAACTCGAACACGAAATCCTGCGACCCGGCATCGATCTGGTTCTGGATGACGTTGACCGTCCATCGGACGTTGATCCGGTCAAGGGCGGTCGGACTACGCTGTGCCGTCCGCTGGCCTTGGAGCGTCGGGGCGCGGCCGACGCGCGCAACGATGCTGTTGAGGATTTCCGTCCGCATTCCGACCACGCCGTAGAGGAGGTTCCGATCCTCTTTGGGCGTCGAGTACTTGAGGCGGTCCGCCAAGACCTTGCCTCGCCGGTTCCCAGCGATGGGGAACCACGGAGCCGCGACCGAATCGGTGATGGCGACCAGCGTCGCGATGTCGCCGTCAGGCGGCTCGACCACGTCCTGGTTGGTGTAGGCGTCGAAGTACTGGAGCCAGGGCGTGAACACGGCCAGGTTGCTGGAGTCGATCCCGACCAGCGGTGGGAAGGGGACGCGCGCGGACGCGACGGGGGACGGGGCGGCAGCGGCCTGGGATCCGTTGTACTGCCCGTTCACGAAGTTGCGGATCTCGAAGGCGGTCTCGCTCTCGGGGGTAGGGATGATCCCGATGCACCGTCGACCCTTCAACTCGCAAAGCTCCTGGAGCGCCGACACGACCTGCCGATGCCACTGGCCAGGGACCATGATCCAGTCCATCGGCACGACCTCGAAGTTGCGGAACAACTGGAGGCCAGTGGCTTGGTTGCCTACCCGCGTTCCGACCACATCGGCGATGGTGAACGCTCCGCTCATCGCGAGCGACTGCGTCGCGTCGAGATCGGCCGGGAAGGTGAGCCCGTTGGGCTGGATGACCACCTCGACGTAGTCGGATCCCGTGGTGGGGTTGTTGACCTTGTCGGCGAGGGCATCGAGCCCTTCGGCTTGCCCGAACGACTCGATGACGACGCTGTTGAAGAACACCTGGAGGCGCATGGAGCCAGCCAGAGTCGGGTCGGGCGCGACCTCGGCGTAGAGCCCAGCGGTCATCACGGGTCGCTCATTGCCGATGTCGCCGGGGTACCGCGCTCGCAGGTGGGCGACCACGTCCTCGCGGACGATGAACACCGCCTCATCGAGGAGGGGGGCGCCAGTCCACTGGATGGACGTGATCCCCGTCGAGAACACGATGTAGTTGTCCGGGTCGCTGGCAAGCGCCACGTTCTCGGTCCATGCGGGACCGTCCGCCGGATCGATGAACGACCTCGCAATCTGCGGATCGCCCGTAGCAGCCACCGAAAGCTGGCCAGACTGGAAGGCCATGAGGCGCCCCGCCTCGACTCGGTGCGGCGCATTCGACATGGTGCCAACGAACACGGTCTCGGTGCCGTCGCCGAACCCGAAGATGTCGGCCGGCGCGTAGACGGCTGTGATCGCAGCCGCCTCCCGAAGGTTGAACGTCCGATCCCCGGTCGTCACGAGATCGAAACCGAAGGCGAACGCTCCGGTGACGTGGTCAAGCCAATCCGATCCGTTGTAGCTGTTCGCCGCCGCCGGAGCCGTGTCCTTGACGCCAGCCACGTTTGCGGTCACGTCGGCCTGGAATTGAGGGCCCGTCCCGCGCAGCGCTCGACGCGCTTGCTGGAACGGCTGGAACGTGTGCGCGATGTCCACCGTCGCGGCAGCGGCGACGGCAGCCCCCGGCGTGATGGTCCAGGTCCCGGCGACGTAGTCGATGGTCCCGGTCACCGCAACAGCGCGCGGGTTGCCCCTCGGAAGATCAAGCCACCCGCCGAGGCCATCATCATAGGCCGTGAACGGGCTACCACCCACATCCGAGATGTCGAGGCGGACCTCGCCGGGCGAGACCGGGCGGTTGGAAACGAGGATGGCGCCTCCATCGGTGTTGGCGACCGTCGCCCCTGCGGGTGCGGACGCCTGTAGGCGCTCCGTCTTGAGGGACGCGACCTGACCAGGGACAGCACCGCCGCCCATGTTGAGCAGGAGGATGTCGTACTGCGCCGCGATGATGGTCGTCCCGGCGGCGGGCATCAAGACGCCCCCGATGGGATCCCAGGTCGTGACGGTCCAGGCTCCGGTACGGTAGTTGATCGTCCCCGCCACAGGGTCGCCTTGACCACTGGGAAGGGTCCGCCAACCACCAAACCCGTCGTCGTAGATCGACGGCGGGACGGGGTCGGTGTCATGCTCGGCAGAGAGGACGACAGACCCAGGCATGACCCACCCGGCCAAGGTCTTGAGCAGGGCCTCACTTGACGCAGCGCCCGCAGCGCCCGCAGTCGCCGCCCCGGCTTGCTCATCCACCGAGACGAAGAACGCCGCCTTGTTGGCGGGGTAGAAGCCGGGCGCCAGCGGGAACTGACTCAGGTTGCCGGCATACGTCTCCTGCCCTGCGGAGGTCGATCCAACCGACTCTGACTCACCCTCGATCCAGATGGCATCGATGGTTCCAGTCAGGAAAGCCGTCGTGGCGGCTGGGGCGAGGGTCACGCCGTAGGCGCCCGTGCGGTAATCGATGAACCCGCGAACTCCGCCCGCACCCTCCAGAATGCCGAGGCCAGCACCCGTCGGTCCGTACGACTCATCGCCATCGTCGGACAGTTCGGCGTAGGTGGGGGCGACGGCCGTCTGGACGCGGATGGTGAAGGTGCCGGGAATGACCGGAGTTCCGACCGTTCCGTACAGCAGATCCTTGCCTGCCAGCGCCGCACCGATGGTGAGGAGGTTCTCGAACACGCGCTCGCCAGCCGTGGCATCGTAGGTGCCGTGGATCCGCTTGCCGGCCAACCCACCCGTGGACGAGTTGGCGCTGGCCGTCTGAGCGTGGACGCCGTCCTCTCCGCCGGAGAACAGCGCCGGCTCCAGAACCTGCGTGACCGTGTTGACGGTCGCAGCCGGGAAGGTGGTACCTACGCCCGGCAGAACCTCGACCTTCACGCGGCCAGACGTGTTGTTGATGATCGTCGCGATGGTGCCGTTGTCGAGTGAAAGGTACGTCGACTCGACCTGCTCCTTGTCGAAGAAAACCTGGACGTTGTAGCTCTCGGTCCCGTTGTGGGTGACCGCCACGCCAAGCAGGTCGTTGGCCCAGGACCCCTTGTTGTCGACGCCCTGCGTGGCTGCTGTGAACTTGAGGACAGCGGTCAGGCCATCCGCGGCGTAGAGCGTCACGGTGGCCGCTTTGAGGTCGACTCCCGCGATCCGCACGAACTTGGCCTGGTTGCCGCGCTTCAGGTAGCGGTTTAGCGCTCGCTGAGCGTACGTGCGGTCAGACGTGGGGCGGCCGTGGAAGCTGGTGAAGTTCCCCTCGTCGGTGAAGTCGTTGATCTCGTTCACCGGGCCCTTGGTGGCTGGTCCGATGCACCCCATGATCGCGTTGGTCGTCCTCGGCGCATAGAGCGTGAGGTCGAAGACGTTGATGTTGATTCCTGGTGCTGGCATCGTTAGTCCTCCGCGCCGAGGGTCATCGCCTCAAGGATGGTGGGCGGGTCATCCGCCGCATTGAGAATTTCTACGTTGATCGTTCGCACGAGTCTAGCCTCCTCCGGTCGGTAAGGGATGAAGGCTTCCATTCGCCCATTCCACGTTCGGCGAACCTCTTTGGCGTTCTCACCGAACTCCAGGTCGGAGGAGTCCTCCCACCCGTCTGTGTAGAGTCGGAGCCGCGTACGACCCCAGTCCCGTGCGTGTTCCAAAACACTGAATGGTGGCTTGTACCACTTGTCAAGCGCCCAGTCGACGGGAAGTCCGACCATGTCGCCGGTCACAAACCGTAGCTCGATCTGCGGTTCGATGCTCTGGGCGATCAAATGCCCTGCCTCCCCGCACCAGAGGTCGACCTGAACCTGCGCCTCAACCGGCCGTGGAAACCGCATCTTCTTCGCGGTGCCAGCCTTCAGGTCTTTAGCGTAGCCACGGATCGTGGCAGGGGTGTTCCAAATGGGGTGGAACTTGGGTGGCGCGATCCACACCGACATGAACGGGCGCGGGGCGGGGGAGTCCTCCACCTGTTGGCGTGTGCGGCGTGCCGCGCTGGCGTCACCTTGTAGGCGTCGCTGCGTGATACGAGTCAACTCCGCATGAGCACGATCAGGGCCGGCGAACACAACAGGCACGCCCTGCCCGGCCCACTTAACTTGCGCAAAGAACCCTTTGATAGCCATGAACAGCGGGGCGTACATCAGGACGCCTCACGAAGCAGTTGCCGTAGGGCAGCCGCCCGGATGTTCGGTACCGCCAGCTTCAACTTGCGGAGCACAATCCGCCGCGTCGGCCGCCAGTGTGGTCGGGGTGGGATCTTCGCAGCAGCGCTACCCGCCTCCAGTATCCGTGCCAGCGCGATGAGCGGGAGTCCAGACGGTTCGTGGTTGCGGCTTTCCAAGCCAACGCCCCACGCCACACCAGCACCAGGTATCGTGGCCTTTCGCACCTCGATGCCGCGAATGTAGTCGCCCGTGGCGACGAGCGTCCTTCCATCCAGCCGCCGTGCAGCTTTCTCCACCACCCACTTGGCTGACAGCGGTGCGAGTGTGAACGACTTGCGTTCCGCGCTTGGAATGGGGCTGCGGCTAATGCGCCGTGGACGCCCTACAACGCTCCGAGCAGGAGCAGCCGGCTGCCCCGCCAGGATCTTGTCGATGATAAGCTCCCGGGTCTCCTCGGCAGCAACGCGCAACTGATTTGCCGTGGCCTCCATCACCACGCGCGGAAGCATCTGCATGATGCCCTTGATGGCCTTCAATGGCACACGTCTGCCACCTACCTGGACATGCCGCGTTGCCGTCACCCGGGCCATCGAAGCTCCCCCATTCCGACAGGCTGCGGCGGAACCGTTGACGGTGGAACAAGCGGAGACGGACGCCCCCAGATAGGGGATGTGGCGTCGTCCTTCAACTGACTCGCCGTCCCCTTCCACACCGAGGGAACATCTGTAGGTCCAAAGTGCTCCTGATCGGCCATCTGATGCACGATCAGATGAACCGCCTTGTACATGAACAGGTCGCCAGGTTGTGGGACGTAGATGAAGTCCCCGGGCGCAAACGGAGGATCCTCGGTACGCGCCTCCTCAAGTCGACCCTCGACATCGGACGCAATCCTGTAGACCAACCCCAAGCGAAGGCACTCGGCCCGGGACATCTCGATCTGAACTGTCCCTTCCGTGTCGACTCGCCCCTTCTTCATCCCCTTCGCCTCACCCGCGTCATTCGCGTACAGGTGGACAGCCTGGGGATCGGCGTAGCGACGGTGGATGAGTGGTTGCTCGAAGTACGCCTCATCAGGCGCGGCCCCAGTGACACCCTCGTCTGGCGTAATCAGCCGCCAGAACCAGACGGGCGGGATGTGTCTGCGGTCACGCTTGGCCTGCACGTCGAGCACGGTGCGCTCACGCGCAGCGTAGTTGAGCGGGAATACACCCACCCCCTCAGGACGGTAGTACCGCGGACTCGGCATCGACAATCATCCCAGGCGCCGGCAGGGTCTATGGCCTCCCGTCTCGCCAGACCCCAGCGTAAGTGATCCGGTGATCCGGCGCAAGATGGCGCAGGCAGATGAGGTCCCTGCCTGGTGGTAAGCTAGCCCCATACGGTGAGCTAGCCCAGCAACGGGGTTACATGAACATCCTACTTGCACAGTCCGCAGAAACCGCCAAAGGATGGGTCAACATCCTTGAGGTGCTCATCGCGGGTGGCGTACCTCTCATCTGCCTTGCGGTCGCCTGCGTCACTGGCGTAGCCTACTGGAAGCAGATGAAGCGCAACAACGACCTTGAAACGGAATGGCGCAAGCAGGTCGCCGACGAAGCGAACGAGCGCTTGGTAGACCAGGAGCGTTTGCTGCGCGAGCAGCTAACGCGCGAGCGTGAAGGTCAAGATACAGTGACGGCTGCCGTACAGGCCATCGAAGGGTTCTCGCACACGCTACGCGAGCAGGGTGTGGAACTCAGAGAGTTGACGATCAACATCCGAGACCTTAGCTCGGCCATCAACGAGTCAAAGCAATAGGGTGGTATTGCAGGACATCACTCATGGCCTGTGTTGAATATCTAGGGAGGGCTGTATGAGTCTGCCGATCACCGACGTAGACAACCTTCGCAAGCAGTTGGAGACGGCCAGGGCTCGTAAAGGGACCGAATTGGACCGCCTCAAGGCGTGCGTCGAGGCGGCGTCAAAGGGAACCCCCGCTGACTCCAAGACATTCGCCATCCAACGCGCCGCATCGACCATCAACGGCGCTGCGTTCAACGCGCTAGACCCAGAGAAGAAGGTAGAGCTTCGGGAGGAACAGATAGAACAGGCGCGCGCCCTGCGGCAGAGCAGCATTGCCGCACTCAAACAGACGACGACGATGATGGCTAAAACCGTCCGCGAGACCTCGTTGTTCAGCCCTACCGAGCTAGATGCGAGGCTAGCAGACCTGCGAAACGCCAAGCCAACCGCAGGTCTGCCCCACCCGGCCTAACCCTCTGGCGTTGACTCGCCAGAGAACGAAAACGCCCCCTGGTCGATCTTGTAGGCGAACTCGATCAGGTGCGGGACGAGCGCCTTCAAGATCGGGTCCACCATCCAGTCGGGGATCTTCGGGATGTCAACCTCGTCGATGACGAGGTTGAGAATCGCCACCGCGGTCTCCTTCTTCT